TATAGCCATGAAACATTCCTATAGTTAAAAAAAAAAAAAAAGAATAGTATAAAAAAGAAAAGGGAAAGGGGCTTCCGAAGAAACCCCTTAAGTACTACTACGCGTTTACAGCGATGTTGAATGCGGCATCTGGACGTAGAACAGCAGTACCATACAAAGTGTCAGCAGTGTATAGAGTAGCAAGGAAGTCCTGCTTGTACTGAGTTTGTGAACGAACACCCATTTGCTCTGCAAGAACCATAGCGTCCTTGTGGAACAACATAGCTTGTTTAACGTCACCACCTGCGCTGTTGTCAGCGGCAGTTTCGATGATTGGGCAGTTAGAAGAAACAAAGATGTCAATACCGTACAAGTTACCGATTTGACCATTGTTTACAACTTTACCATCTACGAAGTCGCTAGAAGAGTAACGGTCGATACCCATGATAGCGTTACGTACTGATGGTGGTACTACTAGACAACGATTGTCCATTGGTACGTCAGCATCATCCATTTTTTGGATAAGCTCACGGAAACCTGCATCGTTGAATACGTCACCTGCCGCTACAGAGTCTACAGCATAAGCCTCAACACCAGTACCGCCAGAGAAGTTGTAAGTACCAGTACCAACGTAATCACCACCGTTGTCACCGAAAGACTTGCCTAGTTCAAACAAGCTAGTGTCTACTTGTTTAGCTAGAGCGTAACCTGCGTCACCTGTGTAGAACTGACGAAGTGAAGACAATGCTTGAGTCTCAGTGATGTCTTCGATAAGACGTGAGTACTCGAAGTGCTTGTCTAAAGCGATTTGTACTTCGCCTTCGTTAGCGTTCTGTACAGTAACAGCTGTACCTTCTGCTTTAGCGTGAGCATCGCCACGAACAGGCTTAGGAATGTGAAGAGTATCACCTTTCTTGCCAGTCATAGATAGCTTCTTAACTAAGTTAGCTAGTACTAGGTTAGATTGATAAGCGGCAACAACTTCGTCACTCCAGATTTCTGGGATGAAAGTAGCCGCGCTAGTGTTGTCTACGAAACCGCCATTTGCGGGATAAGTTGAATCAGTCATTTTAAATTCTCCAAAATAATATTAGTTTCGTACCCTCCCTTCTGAATACGCTTGCATAATCTCATTTGATAATGCTTGGTATCTATCTGGGTCAGTACGCATTAGTTTAATAATGTCTGCGCGTCTATAAACCTTTTTAGCTGACTGTTCACCACTACCTCTGGCACTGCCTGTGGATGCGGATTTAACAGCACGTTTCCTTTCGTTCTTCTCGTTGACAGCAGTTTGTTTGACAACCTCTTGACGTTCCTTCCATAAAGAGAAAAGTTCATCAGCGGCTTCATAATCATACTGTGTGTCAGCCTGAGCGAATAGCTGTTGACGTATCTTTGAATCCTTAATCCAGTTTACAAACTTCTCATTCTGCAAAATCTCCTGCATATCAGGGTGTTTACCTTGCAGTTTGTTCAGTGCTGTAGACTGACGATACTGGTTGCTGATTTGTTCAGCTTCCTTAATCTTAGGATGATTGTCAATAGCTCTAGCGACTGCCTTGTCGGGGTCACTAAAAAAGTCTACTTCTTCGTCAGAAGATTGTGTTACTTGTGTTTCTTGGGCGGAGAGTTGTGTCTGTATGTAGTCATCAACAACCTTTCTCAGTTCACCTACTTCAGAGCTTTGCTTACCTAAGAGTTTCTCAGCTTCTTGGTGCATCCTTACAATATCTGCTGTGGACTTTCCTTGATACTTCTCAGGTACTTCTGCTTCGGTTTGTTCAAGAGTTCCCTCTGGTTCTGCTTGAGGCTCTTGCTCTACTTCTTGGTTATCAATGTCTTTCTCTTCTACGTCCTGCTCTAGACGCTCTTCTATTAGTCTTGCCATCATTAAACTCCGTGATTTAATCATTATGGAGGTGTATTAAAATGTAAGGGTTCCGATGTACGAGTTATCCTTACGGTTAAAAGTTACGCCTTTGTTGCTCTCATGTGTGACTCTCTTCTTTTGACCCACTTACGTGTTTCCTTCCAAGAGTCACCTGCATCAATCTTAACTGGCGTAACTATCTTTCTAGCTTTAAGTTGACAATCAGGACAATCAATTTCTGTAGTTTCTGTATCTACTAGCTTCTCATTGACATGACCATCATCACAGCGAAAGTCGAACATTACTCTCATACTTCTAGTTCTATTTCGTCTTGTTCTTCATTTTGCTGTTGTTTAGCTGTTTCTATCTGCGCTTCTAGGTTCAGCATATTAGCCATGACTACAAGTTGTCCCTTACGAAAGTAAAGGTCTTTGTCATCTTTACAGGCTTCTACTGAGTTGACCTGTTCTGCACTTCCTTTAATGTCCTGCATTAAGTTTACCCAACCATCTGAACGGAACATTTCTTCAAAGGAACGATAGTACTTCTCAAGTTCTACATCTGTTGTCATAAACTGTTTCTCCTTAGTGGACAGCTTTAATTAATAATTTAAATAACATACTTAATGTATATTATAGTAATATTATACCATATTTGGTCACAAAAGTCAAGAACTATTTTCTATGTCTTGCTGTTTTCTTTGCAATCTTTTTAGGTTGTTTACTAACTTGTTTACCCGCTTTGGTGTCAGCACGTTTCTTACGTGTCGTAGCGGCATATTCCTTCTTGGTCAAAGCCTCGCGTGCCTTCTTGGGCAAGTAACGCTCACCTGTAGCCTTCTTACCCTGAGTGCTAGGCTTACCAGACTTAGTTCCCCATTCCTCTTTAGTCCACTTAGATAGAGACTTCTGGGCTTTAGTCTTACCACCAGTGTAACCACCGCCCGCCTTCTTGTAGCGTTGAGTGGCTAACTGTGCCTTACGAGCAGACCATTGTCCTGCCTTCCCACCTTTGCTTCCTGCTTTGACTGCGGCTACGATGCGCTTCCATTTAGCTTCATCGGTTCTAGCCATTAGTACTTACCTTTCTTCATTGGCTTCTTTTTAGGTTTAGCTGTAGCTTTCTTCTTAGGTTTTGCTTTACTATATCCACTTGAATACTTCATAGCTTTTTCCTTTGCAGTTTTTGATAACTCGTCTAAATGAAAAAGTTTCTTAGACGTAGCACCGTGTCTTTTACCTGAATGTACTTCACCGTTAGGCATCTTATGTGTGCCGCCTGTGTGCTTAGTACCATCTCTAAAGAAATGAGGAACACCTTTAGCCATATCAGTTACCTTGTTACCATTTAACTTTATCAGCCCAATAAGCCGCAGACATTTTACCTTTGGATATGTTGCTACCGTGTCTAGCCTTAAAGGACTTACGTTTAGCTTTCATCTTAGCGGACTCACCTGACTTAGGTTTACCCGCAGTCTTTGCTCCCTGCTCACCGAAGCGTATGGTCTTAATCTTGTCACCTTCTTTAGCCACCACTACATGAGACTTCTTAGGGTGGCTAGGTGTACGCTTAGGTTTGTTAAAACCAGAGACTCCTGCTCTAGCTAGTCTTGGGTCTCTTTTTGCGGGCATTAGGCTTCTCCTTGTGGGATTCCTTGAGGTCTTGGACCGCGGCTTCCAATGCCTTCAAGCGTTGGTTCTGGAGCTGATACGACTGGTTGATTTCCTCCAGTGCCTTGTTGAACTGGTGTAGTGTTATCATTTGCTTTACCTTGTCCTTCTTTTACAGATACTTCACGTTCCTTCAGTAACTGTTCTGATATTTTAAGACGCTTCTGGAACTCTTTGTCATCTGCGTCCCCTGCTTTAAGATTAGCTGTAACAGCCTTGATACGGTCAATCTCAAGCTCCTGTGGTACTGCCTGAGCCTCCGTAGCAAGTTTCTGTGCTCTAGCTTGTGACTCAATCGCTTGCCCTTGTAGTGCCGCAGTCTGTGACTTCTGGAACTCCACTTGTGCTTGTTGCATAGCTTGTTGTGCTTGCTGTGCTTCTGGGTTAGGTTGATTAGCTTGTTGTAGAGCCGCTACTAGTTCCTCACGGTTAGCCAAGTTCATGTTATCAACGATTGACATGATTAACTGTGAGTACATTGGGCTATCTGGTTGCATAGTTTGTAGTAACTGTACAAGCTGTGTAACTTCATACTCACGAGCAATGATACCTAGACTGCTGGAAGTATGGAACTTGTAGTCCGCTACAGGATAACGCTCAGGGTTAAACTGCATATAACGGTGTGCGGCTTTAGTTACAAA